TTAGAAAAGATTGCTCTGCTTCATAATTGGTAGGTGCAGCTTCTTTTAGAAAGTTTTTAAAAGGTTTCATAGTCCTATAATAGTTAAAGGGTCTGAATAAACAGTCGCTATTCCTGCATTAGTATCAAACTTAACTCTATTACTCTCCAAATTTAATGTAGTCATATTACCAAGACTAGTACCATCACTAGCAATCCCTACTGCGCCAGTACTATTAACTTGGCTAAGCAATCTAGGCATTTGCTGTCTCCAATACCGAAAGCAATACTTTTAATGTGGTATTTGCACCAGCAGTTGCTTTAATTGCATCACTGGTTTCCAAAACTAATTTTCCATCTAAGGGAATATATGCATCATTAACAGGAACATTTGCTTCATTAATTATCTCAGTAGTTGTAGATGTACTACTTCTATAATGAGACATTGTAAGTGTCGTAGCTGCCGAAGCATAATTGGTTACATGAGCATATAAAATAATTCCAGTATAACCAGTAGGTGCAGTATATACAGTTTGACTACCTGTAGTAAGGAGAAGTGTATATGTTTTAAATCTATTGAGTGCTAATGCCATCTTAACTGAGTGCTAGGATAAAGGGTGTCATTTCTGAGAATAAACTTTTGCTGAAAGCTCTTCCACTAATTGTGCCTGTTTCTTGATTAATTTTTAAATCATCACCTATTCTAAAATTACCTGCTTGATCTGTACTAGTATAAAGAACTAACCCACCAGATTCAGTAACAACTTCATTTGCTTGAACTGTCACTCCTCCACGTTTTGGTGTAGCATCAGCAATATTGTTTCCAGCACCAACATATTCAAATGTATGTGAACTAGCAACAATTCTACTTCCTTGATAAAAATAGGCCGTAGATCCAACTCCAACAGTATTAAGTAGATTTGAAGAAAGTGTTACCGTAGTAACTCCAGCAGTTACAGGAGTTGAACTATTTATTGTGTAATAGATATCTGACATGCTAGCGGTTGCAGTCGCAGTATTAATTCCAGAATCAGGTCCAGATATTGTTATGTCTGGAGTAGATTCATACTGACTTCCACTACTTATAATCGTAATAGTAGAAACACTCTCACCATCTAAAGTTGCATATGCTGTAGCATTTTCTCCACTTGGTCCTCCAGGAGCAGCAACAGTTACGGTTGGAGTTAGACTATAACCAGTTCCACCAGATCCGACTGCAATAGTTTTAACTGTTTTATATAATGTATCAAAATAACAAAGTTGTCCATCATAAGGTCTATCCACATCAATTTTTGCTGTTCCTCCAGAAACATAAGTATGAGCAACAGTAGAAATACCAGCATTAATTACAAAGGAAGTTGTGTCAGGAACAGAATCTACAGTAAAGATAAATGGTTTTTGATATGGATATGTTTTTGAACCATATGTACAAGTAAGACCAATTCCAGAAAGAGTAACTCCCATTCCAACAGAAAATCCATGTGCAGCACTTGTGGTAACAGTTGCTACTCCAGAAGTTTCATGATAATCAAAATCTGTTATAGTCTTTGTAGAAGTACTTATATTAATTGCTGCTGTAGCTTGTGATATTGAAGCAGATGAGGTAACTATACCACTATATTGCAATTCACTAGTTCCCCGCGCAATTAATCCATAAGTACCAAAACTACAATTACTATTTGCTATGTCTGCTTGTCCTCCTTTATCAACAGTAACTGCTTCATTACAACATATTGTAAAGAGTGATACTAACTGGGCAAATCCACCATTAGTAACAGCAACACCAACTCCACCTTGATTATATTGAGTAAAGGAATCAACATTCATTGCTTTTAGTAATCTTGCTTGATTACCATCGATATAAATTCCTTTTCCTGTTGTAGTATCACTAGTACAATTTTGAATATAAGGACCTTTCCATTTACCACCACCCACATTTTCTGCAATTTCAGTAGTAGGAAATGCAACTGCAGCAGCAGGGGCTTCATGATCTTTAAAGGTCATATTAGATAACTTACTTCCTTTCCTTACGTGGAAGATATCACTAGTAGTTGTACTTGGAGTTACTTGTACGGTTCTTTGATCATCTCCCACAATAGAAACAAAAGCAGGAACTTCAATAGGATTAATTTCAGTATACTTCCCAGAAAGAACCTTAATAGTTGTTCCTGAAGTAGCAGCACCTACTGCTGCCTTAATTGTTAAGAACGCATTATCAATAGATGTTCCATTATCAGTATCAATTCCATCTTTTGCAACATATAAAACATTAGGAGCAGAGTTAATACCAGATGCACTTCCACTAAGAGATACATTATCACCAATATAGATTGTTGAATTAGTAACAGTAACAACACCAACATTAAGTTGATTATTATCACCATCAATAGTTACAGATCCTCTACCTACTGTAAGAATACCAGTAATTCTAGCATCACCATCTACTATTAAAGTAGTAGATCCACTACCAACATAAACAGTTCCAATACCACTAGAAATAGTAGTAACACCACTCTGAACTATAATACCATCTCTAAAGGTACTGACTCCAATAGCATCGATATGTTTTACATCTTCAAAAGTAACTGTCCCAGCAGCAGAAATGTTACCAGTAAAATGACCATCCCCCTTAACCAGTAATTGATATGAGGAATCCGCAGTTGTTCCTATACCAACACTCTTAATAGTATGAATACCTACAGAATCAATAGCCCATGTTCCACCAACTCCTGCACCACCACCACCAAGATCATCACTAGAAATTCCTATCCAACCAGTTTGGATTCCAGCATAAATGAGTAATTTATTTCCACCAGTTTCTTGATCAAAAGTAACATCATCCAGATCCTTGATAAAGGCTGCACCACCTCCACCAATACTCCACAATTGTTCTTGAATTCTAGCTGTAAATAACTTATAACTCTTAGCTAATTTGGCTAAACTATCAAACTCTTGATCTATAGGAGTAAGAGGATCATCAGCTTGTTTGAGTTTGGGATCAGGACCAGAAACTACGGTTGACTCCTTTAGATTTTCTTGAGTTTTCTTTAACTCTTCAACAATCTTATATAACTCATTAATATTAATCCCTTGACTTCCAATTCTCTCATCCAATTGAGATACTTCTTCTCCCAAATTCTGGATATCTTTATCATAATATTTTACTTCAGGAAGATTTGAAATGTCCTCTTTTACTTCATTAAAATACTCAGTAAGAGCTGAAGTAATAGTATTTTGGGATTCTATATTTGTATCATTTAATTCCTTTAAATCCTTTTCTAATTTTTGCTTTAACTTGTTATTTTCCCCAAGTAACTGCTTCTTTAACTTTCTATCATCATCTTTAAAGGTATTATGATGTTCCCAAACCCTTACAGAATATTCCTTTAATTCCTCATAAATCTTATCCTTAGATTCTTCTAAATTTTTAGTTAACTCATTAAGATCTACCTTATTCTCAAATAATTTGACCTCAATAGATTCTGCAATATCACTAACTTCATCAGTAATCCTATCTTGAATACTATTCAAATTATCCTGGACTTTAACAAAGTCATCATCAATGACGCTAAAAGTTTTACCAATCCAAGAGAAATCAGGAACTTCATTAACCTCATTAACCCACTTGGGGAAAACAGGAATACTATCTACTACTTCCTGGATATGAACCTTTAATGATTCAATATCCTCCTCATAATACTTTACTTCAGGAAGACTTTGAATGTCTTTCTTAATATTATCGATTCTAGTTTGAATAAAACTTATATCTTCTTCATAGTACCTAACTTCTGGTACTTCTGGAATATCTCCTCTTACATCCTCAATATCTTTCTTTAAAGAAGATATATCCTCGTCATAATATTTTACTTCTGGAATACCATCCTGAACTTGTCCAATGTATTCGGTAAGTTTTTCTAATTCCTCATCATAATACTTAATCTCAGGAATATCTGGAATATCCTTACGAACAGAATTAATCAGACGTAATACTTCTGTAAGATCACCTGTTTGTTGATCAGGTTCTTCTATTGTCTCTTCTACAATTTCTTCTACTTCTTCTTTCTTTTCTACAAATTCTTCTACAGAAGGCAACCCTTCTTCTGTGATAAAGTCACTAATAGACGGTAACTCATCCTGATTATCTCTATAATCCTCTATTGAGGGCAAGTTGTCATTAATATCCGACATTTCTAGTCTATTAGTGATATAATACTATGGGATTTCTCTCCCTCAATCTATTTAGACGGAATATTGTTCTTCAACAATTTTTGCAATTCTGCTGTAGATCCAACAAACAATGCGTTATTGACAGTTGTAGGAGATTTAGATTCCTTCTCCTCATTAACATCCTTTACCTTCTTCTGAAGATCCATCAACTTATCAGTTGCATCAGATACACTCTTGATTAACTGACCTGCAACCTCATATGCTCTTGGCATCTCACTCTCTTGAGCAAGTTCTAAAATGCCATTAATTGCTTCTTGTCCTTTTTCAATTATACTATAAAGATTACCTCTAGTATATTCATAATCTTTTGTAATATCATCCTTGGTTAGTCTGTCAGGTTTTTCCCTATCAACACCAACAACCACTGCACTCTCATCTACTGTAATCTCAGTAGGAGTAATGTTAAATTCATCATTTAATGACATATATTATACCTAGAATGTATTTCCATCAAATCCAAAATCATCACCAAACTGAATTAGAGCACTGTCTACCCCAACTCCAGCTGCATTATCCGTATAATCAATACCAAGAACCTTGGCACCAAGTACATGATTTTGAACTGTAGTATTGTCTTGACCTCTCTTCACTGATAGTTTATTACCAGTGACAGCTTCCACATACATCTCCTCAGTACCAACATAGATGTACTTCTCTGCCTTAACAGCTGTTCCATCATCAACCTCAAGAATCTCAT